TCTTTCCTTGATAATCGCTTCCGCTTTCTCAACGGTCATACCGCCATATCCAGCGCCAAGATATGCTTCCATTTCTGGTGTTCCGGGTTTGATACTCCTTAAGCCGGTTTTTATTGTTTTACGTGCCATCATACTCGCTCCTTTTCAGGAAGATTCCCCAAGGTTTAGGGAGTCGTTCCAGAACTATAATAGATACCCTGGTAATCGGTAACGCCAACATAAGTCGCGTCATTCCAACCGCCAATGACATCTTCAACCAGATATTCAATATCGCCAGTTGCGAAGGAACCCATTTGATAAGGTGCGGGGCTTGTACCCATCACCATTTCAATGTCGGATTTCTTTTTGGCAACCCAAGGGGCAGGTGCGCCCTGCAAGCGAACAACCGTCACCGCGCCGATTTCGTTGGGGTCTGCAAAGAGATACCAAGGAACATTCGGCGCCGCAGTTGCAATGTAGGGATCAACATGGATACCGGCAATGTAGTCCGAAAGAACGTTCTTGTCATTGGTTGCTACGCCAGCCATTTGCAACGATTCAAGAATCGTGCGCGCCTGGATGAGCAAAATGGGCGGAATAACCAGATGAATCCGGCGAATTTGAATGGGATTGCCAAGCACGTCGGTTCTGGTCATCATGGCGTTGATTCCAATTGCAAGATTGGCGGCGGTCAGCCTGCCAGTTCCAGAATACGGCGCGCCAAGCGCAATCAAAGCCGCCTGGGTGGTTGCGTTGTCGTATAGTGAGGAAACATACATATCCTCAAACCGTGCGGCGGCGCGCGCCATCCGTGCTGGAGTTTCACGGATTTTTCCCAAGTCGTCGTTCAAAATCGCTTGCCAGGAAACGTCAAATTGCCGTGCAAATTCCTTGACGGCATACTGGATTTGGCTTTCTGCAATATAGGTTGCATGGGCTTCCGCTTTCTCCGCGCGGGGGTATAGGGTTCCCGGCTCGGTCATGCGGTAGCGGTCAACGGATCGGAAATCAGGAGCCGTATCAGCCTTGGTGTAAAGCTTCCAGCTTCCACCCTGATATTCATAATCCCTCAAAAATTCGCGAGAAAGCGCATCGCTAAAATAATGCGGGAAGTGCGCCGTAGTCATGGCTTCGGCAAACCGTCCGCTATTGGGAGCAGAATGAAACATCTCATTCAGCGCTCGCAACCGGATTTCGGTCTGTTCATCGCCAAGCAACTGGCGTTCCGCGTTGATGTATTCGGACATCCAACTTAAAACTGAACCTGTCATTGTCATTACCTCCTTTAATGTTAGGCTCCGCGCTGCATAACTGCCACGCGTTGAGTGGACGCAGTAGCACCACCCTTCGGGAAAGTATCGCTTGCAATATCATCAGCAACAGCAAACCCAAATAAGGTGTTTGCCGCACCAGTGTTATCGAGCGGCGATGTTGACAGGTACACACCCGCAGGCATAGTTGCGGAATTGTCATAGTAAACCGGGTCTCCGATGTTAATTGCGCCAAAAGTAGACTCCGATCCTGTACTATACGTGAGAACATTCCGCACATCGTGACGATAAACCATTGAATTTGTGAAATCAATCACCGCAATTGAACGGCTTGCGTCAACGGTAAGAATTGTACCGGTTAATTGAGTACCCGGTAAAACGCTGGTAACTTCCGCCGCATTGGTTGGAGTCGGGGTTGTGTCCGTCAACCTTGCGTATGGGATTTCCCAATGGCGTACTGCGCCCTCGCTGGAAACCTCATAATCATTATGGATTGCTTCGGTCATGTTTTTTACCTCCTATGATAAATATTTTCTGTTGACAGCGTCTTTCAGTCTCTCAACCTCTGCCAGGTCAACAGCTTTTTTGGAATTGGCGTGATTCTCTGATAAGCCGAATGGCTCACCAGATTTTGCCACCTCTTTGATGTATTCGATTTCTTCCTCAACTGCCTCCGCCAATGCGCTTTCAGTATAAAAAACCTGCCTCGAAAGCCGTTCCCGGCTGATTGTCGGGAGCCGGGTAGCGGAAAGGAAGGCGGATACCGTTTCCGGTGTTAGCGGAATTGGCTCCGGCTCCGGTTCGGATTCATGGATTACTACCGAATCCGCAACGGGAGAATCGCTTTCAACCGTTTCTGTTACTGCTTCTTGCACAACTTCTTCTTGCTTTTCTTTTTGCGTTTCATCCATACTTTGTTCACCTCCTGTATTAGATTCGGATAAGCCAACAGCACGCCCGCCCGCGCCTGCTTTTGTTACCCAATCAACGGAACTGACTCCCGTGATTTGCTCAACTAGTTTCCCCCGTTTCCCGTCTTGCTCAAATGGCTTTGCGCGCCCTTCTGCCAAAATGGAACATTCCATTTTTTCGATCAAGCCAGCCGCATTTAGATTACGAATGCGTTGCGCAAAGTCTGGATCGTGGACAACAACGCGGGCTATTGGCGCGCCATCGTCCGTATAGCCTTTGATGGATTCAATCGTTGATACCCAAGTTCGAGTTGACTTTTCTTCCTGCCGATGGTCGGTTTCATACATTTTTGCGCCGACAAACCGACTGGAATCGCGCGCAAGCATTTCTCGCGGATAATAGTTATTATCCCGCGCATTTCCCCAGCCCGGACGGATAATCACCGTGTCCAAGTATAAAAGGTCTGATTTTCCGCCATCGCCTTCTACCAGAACAGACGTTCCCTCAATAGTTTCAGCCAAGGATTGCGTTTCTGTTTCTGAAGATTCCATGTCATAATCTTGTGGCTCCTCGTCACCACCACTATCAGCATCTTGAATTTCCTGAATACGGGAAATGAAATCTTCTGTTACCTGTCGGATTGCAGAAACCTTGTCGATAATTTCTTGTGACCAGATGATATTTTCCTGAATGCGCTGGTAAACCTCAAACAATTCACCAATACTTTCCTTAATTTCATTAGCCAGCCTTTCCTGCTCCCACTGCTCAAATGAGGTGGCGGAAATGGAATAAGCTGGAAAATATGACTCAATGGATTCGTTTTCCGCAACATCATTCTCCGCAGGTTGTTCAATTTCTTTGTTCACGCTTTCCTCCTTTTGGGGCTTCCGAACCCATCGCCCATTTTTCACAACGTGGGTTTTCTTGAAATTGGCAATGGCAAAAGCCCATGCCTTTTCGCCGCCAATAGTATCAGCCCAACTTGCTACAAGGTTCATTTGAGCAAGTGTCAATGAAGGTTCAATTCCTCGAAGAGCCTTATTTGCATCTGTTATCTTTTTGTATGGCATAATTCCTCCTGAAGACAAACAATGTGAGCGGTCAGGTATGAACCAGCAGTTTCACTTCCAAAATCGCTGTTGGTCAATCCCAAGTTTTTTATCATTAGCTAAACAATGCCCTAACTCCCAACGTCCCGGGTTTTCCAACCGCACCGGCTTCGGCACATGGAATCCGAACGCGCTGGACTCCAGCATTAAGCGTTACATGGAAAACAACCTTTTCAACAGTCGCGCCAGTTGCGGTGTATTGCAACTCTTCGCGTTGAAATAAAGAGGTTGTATCAGACCCTCCTGCAACCGCACCGGCATCATATACCGTCGAACGATACCATGTGTCACCAGAGGAATCCGGAGAAACTTCGATTTTCATTTTGAATGCCCCACCGGTATCGCCGCGCGTATAAGCTATGTATAATGTCATGAAATCATACTCCTGGCAGGGAAGCTCAATGGGAGTAGCGTCATACGCGCCAGCACCGGGAAGTACAACCGTCGCTCTGGCAGTTTGAAGATCAAGATAGCTTGGTGAAATTGGTCGAGTGTCTGTCATGTGACTCCTCCTTAATTATAAAAGCCGTTGCCACTGGCAACGGCAGAATCGCTCAAGTAACCAATGTATATTATACGTCATCTTTCCAAAGAATACAAGTGCTATTTGTGTATTCATCACACTATTGCCCTTGTCACGTCACCGCGAATTGTAATGGTTCCGATAACAACAGTTCTAATAATTCCAAGCGCCGTCAAGACCTGAATATCATATTTGTAATTGCCCGGAACGGTTAGCCTGGAAGAATTGGAGTCAAGCGTAATCGTGATGTTTCCTGCAATCGGATCAGTAACAACAATAGACCCATCTGCGGGGATTCCAGTTCCGCCATTCACAATCAAAAGTCCAGCCGTCCGCTCAATTTGCACCATCGCGCCAGCGTCAGCAAGCCGGTCATCGTTTTTGATGGTGAACCACAATTTCAGATTTCCAGTAATATCACCAAGCCCGGAGAAAGAAAATCCCCAATCGTCTCCACGCAATACCTCAACGTAATTTTCCTGAACAGTATTTCCGGTAAACAGGTTGGAATAATTTGTTAATGTCCTGACTGTGTATCCCCAAATCTCTGCGGAGGTTGGAATATCATCAAGCGTGATGGCGGAAGGAAGCAAGTCAACCAGTAAATCACACCACTGCGCTCCTGCAACATCGGAAAACAAAACGGAAATTCTGTCTCCCGTCATCTCTGCGGCTGTCAAGGTGACGGTTACAATCTTTCCGGCAACAACGGGAAGATTTGTGATCGGCGCAGTTGCGCCGCCGTCAATGGAAATCAGAACGTCCCCGGCAACAATAGTGGGGGCATTTTGGAATACAAGCGGGTTTGCTTGCGAAACTAGGCTAACATCAAATGTGTATGTTACCCCGCGAATAGGGAATGTCAATTCTGTCATGCGGGAATCCTCCTGATTTGCGTTGCGAATCCCGGTCTAAACATATAGACTCCGCACCGCCAAAATACAATATGAGATGATGGAGCAGTTGCA